GTCTTCCGACAGAAAAAGAGAGTGAAAAACTCTCTTTTGAACTCTAAAAAATTGAAAATAAATTTCTTGCCTATTTTTTCATGCGAATAAGCCGATATAAACTAAAAACATGTAATTGAATGAGATTTTTTCTAAAAACTTTTTTTTCATTCAACCCTGCCAAAACAAGCTGCATTAATACGGCTAAAAACATACAACATACTGATTTACTGCATTTTGATGATAAAATAAATTTGCACATGTCAAAAATTAGTATTAAATTAGTAGTAGAAAATGAGAGGGAAACCAATCAGATTCACCCAAATCCATTTTTATTTAACATTTAAAAATTAATTTTATGGAATCAAAAAATGCAAGTGTGCCAGCGGCACAGAATGGGAAAACTACACCCAAGCCAGAACCCGCAGTTTTAAAAGTACTGCCAGTTGCAACCGAAAAACCGGAAGCAAAAGAACCCACCGCAGAGGAACTCAAAAAAGTGATTGAGGACCTTAACAAAAAGCTCTCAGCAATTCCCCAGGACCTTAAAAACAGGGTTGAGTATTTCAACAAAAAAAATGAACTGATCCGCAGACTTGCGAAAATGGACACGGACAAAGAAAGCCTATCCAATCACCTGGACAAACTGAGCGAAATTTCAACCGCCAACGATTTCGAGAATGAAGAATATTTTTTGAATATTGAAGGGGGGAGCAAGTACAACAAAGCAACTGTTTACACGGTGAAAAATCCAATCATCATTGGCGAACTGATCAAATTTGTAATTGAAAGACTTGACATAAGGCGGAAAGCTTTACAAATGGAAATCGAAGCCTAGTAAAAAAGAAAGGGGGATCCCTCCCCCTTTCACCCAAATTTTTATTTAACATCCAAATATTAAAATTCAGACATCATGAGCAAAGGTACAGAATCAACACGTAAAGAGCAATATTTGAAGAATAGAAAAGAGTTAATTGAGCTTTCTAAAATTATCCGTATGGGTGTAAAGTCGGGAGCTTACGACAGTGTTAACGAAGGATTGAAAGAAATCTATCAGGAGACAAACCCCGAAATTGAAGAGTTTAAAACTTTTTGGCAATGGAAGGACGAAGGCGCAACCGTTCGCAAAGGTGAAAAAGCTTTCCTGATCTGGGGACAACCCCGCAAAGGTGAACAAGTGCCGGAAGGTTCAAGCGAGCCGGAAGAATATAAATACTGGCCGCTTTGCTACCTGTTTGCAAATACACAGGTTTACAAACCCGAAGCAAAGCCAGAACCGGAAACCCAACACGAACCAGAGCCAGAACTTGCAACCGTTTCAGGAGATGAATATTAATTCGCCAGTTGGCGGATGATTTGCGCGCAAAGGCTTAGTTTTTTTTACAACGTTTTTTGAGAAATAGCCATTCGGGACAATACCGGAGAATCTGAAAAAACACGGGTTTAGAGCTTGTACCATAACAATCCGCAGGGGTAGCTTATATGCTATTCCCCGGCGTGCCTGATAAGGAGTTCCGTGCCGCCAGGCTTCGCCTAATTCACTTCGTTAATTGTTTCCTTCCTTCGTCAGTAAACCGGCACTCTACCGTATTTTATTGGTTTATTTTTGACGATTCAATTCCCTCTCCCAAAATCCAAATTAAATTGAACCTTACAAAAAGCGGTACCTGCAAGGTTTTCGGAGTTATAAAATATGTTTACATTTAACAGAAATGCAATGCTTTTTTTATTTCGGTTAAATAGTTTATCTTGCCTCGTATTGATTAACCTTTAAACCGCTTGCTATGAAAAAAACCATTCTATTACTATTGCTTTGCCTTTCTATCACTTTTCTTTCAGCACAACAAACCTGGACAGTTGATATGAAAGATGCAAAAGTCGGAGAACCTGTATCTGCCAAATTAATAACTGTACAGCCATTTAAAAAATATGCAACTACCTCAGGAGAATATTTAAGTCAGGCAGGAACATGCTACCTATTTGGAGTCGGATTATCGCTGGCAGGATCGGCTGTTGCAATAAGTGATATCAATAATGAGGACTCTGATGGTACCCTTCTAGTTGTTGGAGGTATCATTGCCGTTGGCGGACTTGTTTTCACAATCGTTGGACATACAAAACTTCTTCAGGCAGGGAAAGCGCTTGGTGAAGAACGAAAAATAACCCTGCACCCTTCATCTTCAGGACTGGGGTTAGCACTCAAATTCTAGTTCGAACTTTTCTTTTTGGTAGCTGGGCCTATCTGTTGCCTGAGTTGGTCGAAGGCAAGCTGTCCTTTTCCTCCCTTCCCGCCCGCATTACCTTTCAGAAAAAAAGGTATGCTACACATTTCAATGATTCATACGCTTGTAGAGAAAGGCGAATTCTCACTCCGGTTTGTCGAAAAATCGGGCGCCGTGGTCCATTGTCCCCGCTGCATCTGCACATCTTTCCATTCATCCGGACGGACCCTTAACCTGAAGTTTTGCGACTCGGGCCAAATCCGGAAGATCCGCCGCGTTTCAATCATCGAATTCAACGGACAGGAGGTCGCGCTATGATCAGTGAACACATCATCGAAATCGATGGAGCGGCTTACATGCCCGAATTCAAAGCCATATTCCAGACCGTTCCTTCGCGCGATCTGTTTACCGAACCCGAAAGTCCGATCACTATCGATTCGTTTAAAATTGCTCCCTGGGGCGACGATAACGATCTGCCACAGCAAGTCATTGCCAAAGCCGAAAAGTCTGAAGTGGTTGGATCCAACTTGCTTTTCAATATTCAGGCCGGTTATGGGCAGGGAATTAAACCCATGCGCCGGATTATTGAGAATGGAAAACTGATTGGTCATGACGAAATTTTTGAAGGACCGGTCGTCGATTTCTTTGAGAAGAACGATGTGAATGGTTTCTTCCTGGAGCAGCTTACCGACATGCACCACTTTTACAACGTGTTTCCTGAAATTATCCTTTCAGGCGATAAACGCCAGATTGTTTCTCTCCGGAGCAAGGAGGCTGCTTTTTCGCGCTGGGGAACCATGGATCCAAAGCTTGGCCGGATAATTAAACACTACTATTCGGCAAAATGGGCCGATGGACCCAATAAAAATAATATGGTTCAGACTGATGTGCTCGATCCGTACAATCCGTTTTTAGACCTGACCAGCCGGATCAGCACCAACAACTATTCCGATTTACGCTTTATCGTGCCGGTTAACTTTCCAAGTCCCGGACGGCAATATTATCAGCGCCCTTATTGGTGGAGTATATTCCTGAGCGGTTGGTACGACTTCGCCACCATGATTCCGGAGTTTAAAAAGGCTCTGATGAAAAATCAGATGGCCATCAAATACATCGTTTACCTGAGCGATAAGTACTGGGATGCCTTGTTTCAGCAGGAAGGTATTGATTCAACCAATAAAGAAGCGGTAAAAAAACGCAAAACAGACGAGTTTACCAACTTCAAAAACTTCCTGTCGGGCGAAAAAAACGCTGGCAAAGGATTGGTTGCCCTCAAAAAAATGATTGCATCCGGATCCACTGCCATCGAGGAAAAGTATATCGAAATTGTACCACTGAAAACAGAGATACAAGGCGGTGAATATATCGAAGACTCCGGAGAAGTCAATTCGATAATCAACTATGCCATGGGTGTTGATTTGGATATGCCAGGCAAAAAAACCGGTGGTATGAGCGGGACCGACAAACGTGAACGCTTCATGATTAAGCAAGCCCTCACCAAACCGTTGCGCGATCGCCTTCTGAAACCTTTACTCCTGATCAAACAGTTCAATAAATGGGAAAAGGATCTGGTATTTGCAATTCCCGATCCGGTATTTACAACGCTCGATGTTAACAAAACCGGCAAAGAAACTGCCACAAATCAATAGCCATGCTGATACCAGATATTGCTACACTTAAACTGTTTATCCCGACTATCGTTGGCGAAAACTTCGACAAATACAACGAGTTTCTTGAAGCCGCCGAATTGTGGCTACGGAAAGAAATAACCGGAAAGCCATTATACGATACACTAATAGTATCAATCACAGCAGAAGCTCCGGCGGCTGAGCTTGTCGAAGCCGTCAGGTTTGTTCAGGCAATAGTTGCCTATAAAGCCTACTCCGATGGGATTCCTCATTTCGACCTGGTTGAAACTGAATCAGGTTTTGCGATAGTAAGCACCGACAAATTAGCGCCTGCCAGTCAGCAGCGGGTTGCTGCCCTGCAGGCAGGCATGTACCGAAAACTGAGCGAAGCCATTGAATCGTTCCTCGAATTTCTGGAAGAAACCGTGAGCCTTCACACCGAATGGAAAGGATCTCCAACCTACACGCTTCTTTCCGACACCTACATTGTCACACTGAAAGAGTTTATCCGCTATGTTTTCTATTCCGGATCCCGGATGGAATTTGTTGCCATGAAGCCGGCCATGCTCAATGCCATTCACCTGAAGATTGAGCCGGTAATCAGCGCCGAATTGTCAGATGTGATCATTGAAGAATTGCGCGACGAAGAATTGAGTATGGCCAATGAGGATATTATCCGCGACCTTCGTTTTGCCTTTGCCAATTTTACCCTGGGTAACGAAGATATTGCACAGGCCTACCTGGCACGGGTCCGCAAAAAACTGTTTGGCAATCCTGAAGATTTCCCTGCATTCATGGCCAGCGATATCTATATCTCCTGGTTGGCATCTGCATCCGGAACAATCAACACAGCCGAAGCGCCTTTATTTTTTGCAGGAATATGAGAACCATAAACCTCACAAGCCCACAGGGATGGCACGAACTTACGCCCGCACAGTTGCTGTTGATATCAGAACTTTACCTGAGTAAGTATGAAGAGTCCGAATTTTTAACCAGGGCGCTGGTTGCATTAACCGGCTTGATTCCTGTACCTCATAAAATTGAAGCCGCCGAAATGGAGCTGTTATTTTCATACCGTACTCCTGATGAAAACCCGTTCCAGGTTACTGTATCCGAAATGCACGAAATGTCAACCCGTCTGAAATGGTTGCTCGAATCACCAGGGCTTTGCACTCCTCCAGACCTGTTAGAATACATTCCGGTAAATAACCGGCTGTTTGGCGTTCCGCTGGAGCAATACTTACTTGCCGATGCACATTACATCCGGTTTGCAAAAACAAAAGACCGTTCTATCCTGGATAAATTCGCGGCTGCACTCTATCGCGACAACGAAGACGAACAGTGGAGCGACCGGGCATGGAAAAAGCGGATTCCTGAATTCGCCAGGCTCGACCTTCCTGAACTCAATGCCGTTTTTATCTGGTTCACCGGAGTAAAGGCTTACATCATGTCAAAGTATCCGTATGTTTTCCCCGGAACGGATGGTGGGAGAGACAAGGCATGCCTTGTCTCTCCAGACGAAACCATCCTCCAGCTCCTGGCTAATCTCAATGATGGAGATGTTACCCGTAACCGCCTGATCATGGAAACGCACGTTCACGAAGTGCTTTATGAGTTGAATCTGAAAATTGAGCAATCAAATAGTAAATCGTAAATAATTAAATTGTAAATACATACCTCATGTTCGACGCACTACAATACTCTAAAACAATTGCCCCGCTTATTCCTGAAATTCAAAAGGTTTACAGCGCCAGTGGCATTGCCGAAATTGATGAATTGTTACAGGATATCCGCTCCGCTGCGCATCCGGTTCTGATGGTTGAAGATTCCTGTGATGGAGTATTATCGCTCGAAAGTGGCAATTATGCCGATGAGTACAATACGGTTTGGTTTCTCGACCGGGTTAAACTGAACGATAGCCCCGACCGTCGCCGTGCCCAGGAACTTTGTTTTGGATTAGCCCTGAAGTATTTTAAACAAATGAAGGCAGACGGCCAAAACTTTGGCGATGCAACTTATGGCTTTGAAGCGAAAAACATCACGTTCAACCGGGTTGGTCCAATCGGGAATCATTACTACGGCTATGCCTTTTCATTCATTGTCAGGAACGAAAACTTTAGCTTGTAATGGCTGAGAATACCAACATAGGAATAACAGTCGAAGCCTGGGCAAAAATCGTTATCGAGCGATGGGAACAAAAAATTGAACGCCTGAAAATTACACGTACCGGTAAATTGGCCGGTAGCCTGGCACAGCATGTTTATACTCAGGCAAACGGTAATCCGGAGAAGATCCAGTTTACTTTCGAATATTACGGAAAGTTTCAAGATATGGGTGTTGGTCGTGGAGTTAAGATAGCACAGGTAGAAGGAAGTAACCGAAAAAGAAAACCTTGGTATTCTCCTGTGTTTTTTGGTCAGGTAAAAGAATTATCAAGGATATTGGCCGATAAATACGCTCAAAAAGGTCAATTAAGCATCGTAACAAGTTTTAAAGAATCTACATAATGCAGAACGAAACCGCAAAAGCAACGATTTACCTTGATGGTAAACAGGCTGAAGCCGCCATTGATGCGCTCAAACAGAAATCAAAAGAACTGAAGGTCCAGCTGGATGCTGCAAAAAAGGCAGGTGATAATATCACCATGAAGAAGTTGGAGAATGAAATCCGTAGCGTAGATGCTGCATCCCGCTCATTGCTTAAAGATTCGTTTGATGTCGAGAAGGTTCTGAAGAATATAAACAAGATATCATGGCGCGATCTGGAGAAAGCACAAAAAGCAGTTGTTTCAGAAATGAAACGCATGGAACGCGGTACTGATGCTTATGCAGCTAAAGCTAAAAATCTGGAAAAGATTACAACTGAGCTAAATAAAACCCGTGGGGTGCTCAAGCAAAAGGAAAGCATGTGGGGGAGCCTGGCAAATGGAGCAAACAAATATTTCAACATGATCACCCTGGGCATCGCTACCCTTACTGGAGTTGTATTCTCAATGTCTCAATTTATTAAAGGTATGGTTGGCCTCGATGATGCTTTGGCTGATGTAATGAAAACGACTGGCTTAACCCGAAAGGAAGTGCGTGAAATGTATCAGGATTTCAGATACCTGAATACACGTACACCAAGGGCTGAATTGCTGTTATTGGCCGAAGAAGCCGGTCGTTTAGGTAAGACAGGGAAAAAAGACATCATGGATTTTGTTGAAGTAGCTAACAAAATCAAGATATCGCTCGGTGATGATTTGGGTGGAAATACAGAACTGGCCATCCGCGAAGTGGGTAAACTTACCGAGATATTTCAGGTAGGGCAGCAGTACAATACCGACTATAAAACAAGTCTCGAAAAAGTTGGATCCGGCCTAAATCAGGTGGCAAACAATTCAAACGCTTCTGCCGGTTATCTTATTGAATACATGAAACGGCTTGGAGGTATTTCCACCCAGGCGAAAATCACTGCCGCTGACATTATGGGGTATGCATCCACGTTCGACCAATTGGGTCAGAATGTTGAAATGGCAGCAACGGCGCAAAGTAAAGTAGTGGTCGACATGTTTACCGATCCGGGTAAATACGCCAAAATTGCCAAAATGGAAGTTGGAGATTTCAGCAAAATGCTTAAAACAGATGCTAATGAAGCTTTCATTAAATTTCTGGAAGGATTGAACGGGAACAATGAGGGTCTTTCCGTAATGGCTACAAAGCTCGATGCTTTGGGTATCGATGGCGCCCGGGCAACCCAAGCTTTGGCCGCGTTATCATCAAATACTAAAATGCTGCGCGAACAGCAGATACTAGCAAATGATGCGATGCAGAAAGGAACCTCGCTGAATACAGAGTATGCAATTAAAAATAATAACCTGGCTGCATCCTGGGAAAAGCTTACTGTGTTTATCCGGTCAAAATTTATCAGTTCAAGTTTTATCAACTATCTTGAAAATATTATTGGTAAAATGGCCAAAATAACGGAAGTTTCCCGGGCTGATATATTTGTGAAACAGCAGCAGGAAGTAAACGGGCTTACTACTGAACTCACCGATTTAAATACCTCGCTCGACCGGCGCAGAGAAATACTTAAAAAGTTAAATGAAATTTCGCCTGAAATAGTAAAAGGGCTAAATGCTGAAGCTATTGCTATTGATACGTTGCGTGTAAATCTGGAAGCCTATAATACTGAAATGACAAATAAGATTATTCTGTCGCACTTAGAGGATGATGAGCAAAAGCAGGCGGCCATAGCTGCAAAATCAAAAGAAGCCTGGGCGAATGCCATGGCTGACGTGCATCAGATTATCGGAAAAACAAATACAGAATTGGCCACCAGCGAAATCTCACTTCAGGAGAAGATACAACGCACGATTGCTTTACTTAAGGAAAAAGCAACTGGTAGTATGCAGGTCAATCAGGCCGGAGTGCTGGTTGATTCACGAAATCAGGAACAAAAGTACCTCGAAAATATTATTTACCTGACCGGAGTAATTGAAAAAGAGCAAATCAACGTAAACAAGGCCGTTGCCGATCAGAAAGGATTTTCGGAACGCGCTAAAATTATTCGTGAATTATTAGGGCTGAATAAGCAAATTGCCAGCAATCCTGAAGGTAACGGTGATGATCCAAATTCTATAATTACTGATCCGAAAGAAATAAAAAAAGCATCCGACAAAGCCATTGAAGCCCTTGATGCAGCCAATAACGAGCGAACTGCCAAACTTATAACTCAATATGAAACTGAAGGTTGGAGCGATGCTAAATTTAAAGCCGAAATGCTCGCAGCCGAACAGGCTTACCTGCTCATGAAACAGGCATTGCTCACACAGTTCGGGCAAAGTACGGTAGATGGAGATAACCAGATTAATGCAAAACGTATTGAGGCACAAAAGCAAGCCAATGCCGACATGAAGGCAGCCATGGACGAAGCCGAAAAAGACCATGAAGCACATATGAAGCGTGTTAATGAAACAGAGGATCTGGCTATTGATGAAATGATAAAAAAAACAAATGAATCACTAAATAATATAGAAAAAGCTAAAGATAAGGAAGCCGATATTTTACAGCAACGTCAGCAAAACTACCTCGACTTTGCCATGAATGCCGGTCAGGCTTTCGGCGATCTGATGAACGACAATGAAGCAACAATGGCCGATTACCTGAAAACTACTCTAGTAATGGCTTTAGAGGCATTTCATCAATTCTTTTTGATCGAAAAGGCAAAAGCGATTATTTCAGGAATGGGCAAGGGACCTGTTGGAATTGCTATTGCAATTGCCAAGGTCATTGCAATGGAAATTGCTTATCAGGCAGTAAAATCAGCATTAACTAAAAAAAACAAACAATCCGGAGGTTTTTCAAATACCGATGGGCCCGATAATGAACCTGATGGTATATATCACAAAGGAGAATTCATCGCATCTGCTCCTGCAGTGCGAAACCCAACCGTTAAGCCAATTTTAGATGTGATCGATATGGCGCAGCGCTCAGGAACAATCCGGAGCCTTAACCTCAGTGCGATGATTCCTGCAGGAAAACAATCCGGAGGATACGCTTCGTCACCTTCTTCAGCAATTGTTGCCCCCGGATCGGCCGCAGGAATTCCAGAAGCCACAGCAATGCAATTTATCAAGGCAATTGATAAGCTTACTGCCTGGGAGCCATCACTTGCGGTTGAAACTTACGAGAAAAAACGAGAGAACTACAATAAAATAAGAAGTGGCGGACTCAAATAGTGTCCTTTATTAAGATTGGCCTTCTCTATAAATTCGGTTATTCAATAATTCAATCTATCAGTATGGCAGTGACACATACCATTTCAGGAGGCCTGGTACATCTCTCAGGAAACCCGATTGAAATCATCCTTACAGCTTCAGCGGCAAAAACAAATCATCGTTTAGCAGTAAAAGTGCAATGCGGTCAGCTCATCAATCCCGAACAGGTTGACGAACGCGAACCGATTGGACTGGTTTCCCACCACAACATTCAGGGATTGGTTGACGAACCGCTTCCCATCGATTTCCATTTCCCGGTTGTTGGCGTTGCTACCGGACACACGGCCCTGGTATTGAATGTATCGCTCGAAATTGGCGAAATATGGGACGACGAAAACGGCAGCCGGCAGGAAGCTTACACCATAATTGCCGATCAGCTCCGGGTGATTGATGGTAAACTTAGGCAGCATGAACTGGCCATGCTCAACGAAGCCAATAAATCGTTTGCCACCGAATACATCAACGGCGGCAAATTCCTGACTGGCCTGCCCAATAACCAGGTGGTTTCGCTCAATCAGGTAGTTAAATTGTGGTATCTCAGCCGCTGGGCCACCGATCACGCGGTCACTTTAATCACCGTCATCAATTTGAATACCAAGGTTGGTGTTATGCCCATACAGCAGGAAATTATATTATATACCATTACCGGACTTCTCGAATTATCCCTGAATCCATTCCTGCAAGGCTTTGTACTCGATCCCGGTGAGCTGATCACCAGCTTCGAAGTTCGGCTCGAAGATGCCATTGGCGAAATTTCCGAACGGCGTACATTTGTGGTAGATAACACCTATTACGAAACCCAGTATTTTGGCTATTACCGCAATAAATTTTCAGCGGTCGAACACATCTGGCTGAAAGGCAAACATACCGAAGGCTTCAAAACCGAAGTGGAGACAGCATATTCAGCCCTTGAGGTTGGCGCCGGAACAAAAAAAGCATCCATCAAGACGGTAACGGCCACCGGTCAACGCTATTGGGAGATGAATACCGGGGTTTTATCGCGTACCGACATGCTGGCACTGCGTGATTTTTTGGACTCAAAAGAACGCTGGATTATCGATCCCGATAATACGGCGGTCGTCATCCCCGTATATGTCGAAGGTGGTGAATTCATTTTGTTCGATGCGAAAGAAGACAATATCCAGAACCTGACCATTAAATTAATCGAAGCCCACGTATGAGAACCAAGGCAGAGCTAAAAAAAGCACATCCACAATTGCTCGAGCTGATTGATTCACTTTGGCGCGAAGGTCCCGGTTTGTACAAGGAAAAGTACGACCGCGATTCCGCCCTTTGGCTCCGCAATACCATCGACCCCACCGTTGATTTTGGACAGGCATTAGGTCAGGACCATCAACTATACGGAAACAAATCCATCACCATGGGCATGGGTAACATTACCCGGTCCATGGGCGAAATTGTGATAGGCTCCTACGCCACCGACTTGGCCGGATCTGCCAACGCATGGGCAGCTACCGACCGGCTGTTTGAATTGGGCAATGGTGTGGATGACGAAAACCGCTCCTATGCACTCCGCACCTATAAAACCGGCTATACCCACCTGAACAATGCCCTGCGGCTTGGCGAATACAGTTGGGGCGCCAACAACCCGCAAACCGGAGCCCTGCAATTTAAAGCCGGAAACTTCGAAGGGTATAATATTGATGCCTGGAACCGGTTCGCGTTGACTCAAGATAATTTAGTCGATAAAGATTTGGTGCGATTCAATTCAATTACAAAAAGGTTTGAAAGAATTACACCCGGCACCGAAGGACAGGCGCTGATACTTAATTCAACAGGACTTCCAATCTGGGGAACCATACCGGCGGCTCAGGTAAATAGCGATTGGAGCGCTGTAGCTGGAGTTTCTCAGATTTTAAACAAACCTACTTTGTTTTCAGGCAGCTATACCGATCTGAGCAACGTACCGTCAACCTTTGCACCTTCAGCGCATACGCTTGATTCACACTCTAATGTAAGTGCACCGGGTAAAGTGGCAAACGATATTTTAAAATGGAATGGCACAGCATGGGTAAATGTTCCAATTCCTTCGGGCGGCAGTTCCCAGTGGACTACCGATGCAAACGGAATATATTACAGTTCAGGTAACATCGGAATTGGACAAAATTCGACAACAAATTCGGTTATGACCATACCAGTTGCAGGCAGTAAATATGGCATTAATACAACTTCAACCAGTACAAGTTATCCAGCTATAAGAGTAAGTAACAATTACATTGCTGATTCTCCGGCTTTGTATGTGCAAAATCTAGGTTATAATACAAATGGATATGGCATCGAAGTTAATTCAGCCGGAGTTGGCGCAAGGGGTATATATTCTCATGTTAATTCTGGAGATTATTCCGGTAGTTATGGTGTTTTTGGAAGTAATGAAAGTACAAGTACAACGAATGTTTATGGAGGCTATTTTGCAGGTTTCAATTCTACGGGAGCTATTGGCGTAGGGGCTGAAGGCATCAACTCGGATGTTTTTTTGCTCAGTTCTGGAATTCTTAGAATAAAAGAACGTACAACTTCGGCTGATACCCCAATTACCGGAAGTGGAGCATTGTATGTAAAAACAGATGGAAAAATATATTTCAAAAACGACGGTGGATCTGAATACGATCTGACAGGCAGCGGAAGTATGATCTATCCCGGCGCAGGTATTCCGCTTTCAACCGGTTCGGCCTGGGGAACTTCGATCACGAATAATTCTGCAAACTGGAACACGGCTTACGGCTGGGGTAACCACGCTTCGCCAGGCTATGCTAATTCAATCCTGATCAATGGCGCCGGTGGCGAAAACATGAACGGATTCATTGATTTCATACCCGGATCAGGAATAGACATTACCAAAACGGGCAGTCACGTCACTATTGCTGCAACCGGCGGCTCAATGGTTTATCCGGGCGCAGGTATTGCACTGTCAACAGGTTCGGCCTGGGGTACTTCAATAACCGATAATTCGGCAAATTGGAACACGGCTTACGGGTGGGGAAATCATGCCAATGCCGGATATTTAACTGCTCAGACTTCTCATGCTGATGTAGTACAAGATGGTGACTTTGCAAGTCAGGGCATAATGCTTCGTGGCGTGTCTTCCGGTTCATATTCTATTTTAACCGATGCCTCCGCAAACTGGAATGCGGCTTATTCTAATTCAGGTAAGGTGATTGTTGACGGTGCTACTGCCGGATACTTGAATAATAATGATTTTTATTGGTCAAGTTTCACGCTAAAAAACCATTTAAACTACGAAGCACCAACTTCCGGTGGCTCAAAGCCTGTTTCAAGCGGTGGCGCTTTTACAGCGTTGGAACTAAAGGCAAACCTTTCAGGCTGCACATTTACAGGTCAAATCAACGGTACTTCAGCATCGTTCTCAGGCAATGTTACCGCGCTCGATTTTATACTTTCCGGATCTGATGTTCGGCTTAAAACGGACATTAAGCCTATTCAGGATTTGAGCTGGGTGAAAAAAGTCAATCTGATTGAGTACCGAATGAAAAATGATCTTAGCCGTTTGCGCTACGGGGTGGCTGCACAGGAGCTAGAATTGATTAATCCTGACCTTGTATTTTCAGAAGCCGGAAAAATGAAAACCGTCAGTTATACCGATTTGCTGATTGCGAAAGTAGCTTATCTAGAAGCTGAAGTCGAAAAACTTAAATCACAGATCAATGCCTAGTGTACCAAATACCAATACGTTCACGCTTCAGGATGTGGTTGCCGTGGTTGGTGGAGCCTCGCTTTCAGCTGCATTTGCCAATTCGGTAGATGCTTATTTTGATGCTGCATACAAAGGGAGTAAAGACCGGCTGAGTAATTTCAGGAATTACCAGATACCTTCCGATGCAATAACAATTCTTGATATTCAGTACTATATTCCTGATGTAGATCACTGGCGGGTAACTTACCGAATTAATAGTTTAAGCGGTTTTCTTTATAATGTGATAGGTATATGCTATTTATACGGTTACTATGAAAATCCAACCATTGCCGATATAATTGCTGCTCATGCCAATTCATCGGAAGGTTATGCCGTTGGCACCTATACCGATGATATTTATAATCCTTCCAATTTTGATATAGCGGTAAAAGCATTTGCCCGAACAACAGACAGTTCATCTGTTGTTTATTCAGCGGTAGTAAGAGAAGCACCATAAAAAACATTGTTTAACCAAATAATTAATCAAAAATGAAAATCAAAATCACACGCACACGGGTTCTTGAAATCGTTTCGGGAGCCGAAAGTTTAAAACAGTTATCCGGTGTCAAACTGGCCTATGCTGTCAGTAAAAACATGACCGCGCTAAAACGCGAACAGGAAAGCATTAACGAAGCCCTGCCCAAAAACAAAGAGCTTGAAAAGTACAGGGAAGAGTACTCCGCTATTTTGGAAGCTGAAGCCAAAAAAGACGAACACGGCAATTTTATTCCTGTCGGGAATGGACAGGTAGCCATAGCCAATTTTGCCACCTTTAAGGCGAAAACCAATGCCCTGAATAAAAAGTATGCCAAACAACTTGAAAAACAAAAAGTTGATGAAAAGGAATTTGAAAAGTTTTTGAAAGAGCCTTTCGAGTTCGAGTTTTTCCAATTTGAAGAAAGTTTGCTGCCAGAAACGATCACGGTTGAACAAATCGGGTTGCTGGATGAAATGATTAAAAGCCTCCCCTAACCCCTCCAAACGGAGGGGGATTTGAAGCTTCGATCAACGAAATGCAACAAACAACGGATTGCTTCGTGCCTCGCAATGACGATAAAAAGAGGCAAATCGTAAATCGTAAATAATTAAATCGTAAATGAAACTATGTTAACACTCACACTCCATAACCGAAACATCCCGCTCCCCCGAAATTTTTCGATGCGACTCACGGTTAAATCACCGTTTTTCGAATTCGAGAAAATTCCCATGTCGTATTCGCTCGATTTTTCGTTACCTATGACCAACGAAATACTGGCTATTTTTGCCCATCCCGAGCGGATAACAAGGCGTAGGTATGGAAGCGATCAGAAGTTTTCGGGTTTTGAAGTGCGCTTTAAGGGATCGCTTTTCCTGGCTGGATCCATCACGGTAACTATTTCTTCCAACACGCTCAGTTGTACTGCCGTTGATGTGGTTGGTGTGTTGAGCGATGCCACCCGTGAGCGGTCTGTTTTAGATATCGCCAAATTTGCCGGGGAGATCGATTTTGTTAATTCCGCCAACTTTTCACCCGATACCCATCCGTATTGTTGTTTCCCAATTATTAACCAGGAATTTTTCAAGGATAAGGGTATTAATATCAAACGAAAAAAGTATGTTGCCATTGAAGGCGGAGGCACGGAAGAAAATGGGGAGTTCGAAATGGAAGCGCTAACTTTTTGTTTCCTCAAAACCGTTGGAGCTCAGGTGAACGCACTCAACACAGACAAAACAGTTAAACAGATTGCTTCAACCATTGACATTTCAGATCCTTCCGAAAAAAATGCAAGTTACATGTCGGGTGAGGTGACTGTTGTCTCACCGTTCTTTTTTCTGAATTACGTGATCAAGGCAGCGTTGAAAGCCAACAACCTGCATCTCGTTGAAAACTTTATCCAGGAAAATCCGGAATTAAAAAACATTTGCCTGTACAATAATTTTGATATTACGGAAATGGATTATCAACAAGCCGAACTTATCGAAAGTTTCAATACAATGGAAATCGGCAAAGATGGCGATACAATTATTCTTGATGGAGCCAATAAATCTTACGGACTACATATAATTGCATATCTCAGGTCGCATACTAATAATAAAATAATTCCAAAAAACCATCTGCCAAAAATGAATGTTGGTGATTTACTGCTATCCACCCAGAACGAGTTTAATTTGTGTTTCGATTTTCTTCCGGATTCAAGGGTTAATATTTTTTCGCGGGAAGATTTACTGAGCCGCGAAGCCATCAGCCTTCATAAATATCTGGTCGGACGGCTCGAACCTGGCGAAAAAGAAAATACAGCCATTAATTTTGTCAGGAAAAATGATGAGAAAGATAGAGTGTTTAGCGAACGTTTTGTTGATTTGGATGACCGGCGTGGGGACATTAAGGCCCCGGTTGCCGATTGGAATGAGTTGATTGCATTAAATTCACCAGTTCAGGGAGAAATCAGGATGTTGGTCAGCAACCAAAAATTTTATGAATATAAATGGATTACAAATTCATCAACCAACCCATTTACTTATGCTGAAACAACTACTGATGTTTTGGGGTGGGAGGAATTATCTATTGCTTTGCAAAATGGTTGGTACGATTATGGCCGCGAAAATGTAAAAAAGATTCAAACAAATTTTGGAACATGTTATTGCCCGGCCGGAAAACCTTTTGTAGCACAGCAAGGAAACCAAACAGGATGGAAGGCAAGTGAACAGCCGTTTAGTCCGCGTCTCCTGATTTATGGAGGAAACAACACCGGGGGAAACGAAGTGCCCGGGTTGTCGCTCGAATATGAAAAGGAAGGAATTGGCCTGATTGAAAAGCACTGGAAGAAAACATCCAGGCTGTTGGCCGATGCATTACCAATGACCGGACAGTTCGATTTACCGGTAAATGTGCTTCATTCAATCATCTTTAACAAATGCCTCCCATACCGCACCGACGAAGCTTCCTTTTTTATCGATCAGATCAGCCTCGATCTGTTTGTTGATCATTTAGGTACTACCGAAATTAAAGCCTACAAACGCGAATAGTTTGTCCTTTCCATCATTGGCATGGCATTATATATTTGAATAAACATTTAAAAAGTACACCATGAATTTGCATGACACCAAATCAAAAAAAGTAATCCTTCAGGCATACGGCAAACCAGTTACTAATTTGGCTGCTGCCGATTTTTCAATTGCCGGTAATGCATTCAAGGTTAAAAATGACAATGAAAACCGGGTGCAACTGGAGGTTAAATATTTTGGAAGTACTGTTTGGGTTTCCACCTATTTTTTACCGGGATGGAACGAGGATGTAATTATTGCCATCAAGCAAAATGCTTTAGTTTCGAACCTACTTTATACTGAATAAAATGGGATTGGTAATAGGTAATAGTCTTGGATTAGTGGTTCGACAAGGCGCAAATTCAAGCTCAATTCCTGCAAATGCTCTTTTAGAAGAAGATACTAGTAATTATTTGATTGAAGAAGATAGTAGTAACATTTTAATATCGGAGGATTAAATTATGGGCGGAATAAAACCATCGGCCATGAGCGCCGCAACAGTAGTAGCCTTTAAAGCAAAATTAGGCGACGATTCAATTGTATATAAACATCCGCTTGGGGATGCCGAATATGTTGGCAATGCTACCTATTCGTCAAGTGGTAGCGTATATGGAATTGCTTGCATTCAGAAAATAGTGGATGATTGTCGTATAAAACATATTAGGGTTCGAATGTGGGGGACTAGCACAACCGCCGGAATATTGAGGGTTTATAAGTCAACTTCACTTGGGTCTGGTTCTCAACAATTTTCGGCGAATACGTTAATCGAAGAAATTACGGTCACGGCTGGTAATTTTAATACGAACACAACAGGTTTTCACTCGATAACGTTAACTAACGAGGTTGCACTTACCAAAAATGAGTATTTGTTTGTGTACTTTCTGCAATCAGCATCTACTGTTTCGTTGGCTCGATGGACTACCCAAAATGGAACATCTCAGGAGAGATCGGCATTTCTTTATACTACAACAAATAATTATACGACAGCGTGGACTGTTTCTTCCGTTGGCGGGTCAAATGGGTATCAATCTGCCCCGATGATACTCGAAAAGGCCGGTGGGATATCTGCGGAGGCATTGGCCGTATCAATGGCAACAAAACAGAATATACTAACACCGAGAATGACTATCCCTGCCGTTATTCATGCAGTTGTTGGTGTTGAGTTTAATTTATATTCCGATGCAATTATTCTTGGAACTGATTGCGGAAAAACATCACCAAAGGAATACTCGGTTGAATACATTTCAACAGTTGGAAAGTCAACAGAAAGGGGATTTCGGTTGACTGCAATTGCAGGTGACGTTGGAACAAAATCATTATTGATAAAGGTGTATGATAGCAATCATACTGTTGTCGCAACCAAAACTGTTTCATTGGTTGTATTGGCTAATGCTGCACCTTCAGCAGTTAAAAGGATTTGTTGTGTTGGGGATTCTCTTTTAAGCAACGGTCCTATTTCAACAACAACACAGGCTCAATTCGCTGCTCTCGGTTCAAATCTTCCATTGTTTTTCGGGACGGCGGGTTCTGATCCTGCAAAACATGAAGGAAGAGCGGGTTGGACTTGGGGAACTTTCGCTGGAGCTACATCTCCATTTTACTCAGGTGGAGCATTAAACATTAATGCATATAGAACAACTCTTGGAATGGGAACTAATAAATTTGATGTTGTTAGTTTTCAACTCGGTGTGAATGATTCTTTTGGTGCATTTAAAACAGATGCTGATATTACAGCAATCATAAATAATGCAAAAGCAGTAATAACAGCTTTCCTTGCTGATAACGCTTCCACAAAAATAATTGTTCACCTACCAACAATGGACGGAAATACAAAAGGTGGGTGGGCAGAAAATTACGGAACGACTGGATACAAATCAGAATATCAGGCAAACATTTGGAAGTTGCGTGAAGCCATCATTTCAAACTTTGATTCCGGTGTTTATAACGCCAATGTGATTGTTGGTATTGCTGGCCTTTGCGTTGATAGGTACTATGGTTATGTTCGGGTAACTCAGGCTGTTGCTTCAAGAATTTCAACTACAGAAGAAGTTCATAACAATGCTGTTCATCTTGATACTCCTGGATCACAGCAGGCTGGTGATAGTTACTATTCCACAATGAGGTCATTGTTTTAAATCTTCCAAAAAGGGCACTGAAACGAAACAAAAATGGGAGATGATCAGCAGTCACACAGCAAGGCGTAACGCAGCAACCAACCTTTATCAAACTGGCCGGATTAAGACTTATGAGATTATGGCACTAACCGGACATACTACTGAGAAAAGCTTTTTCAGGTACATTCGGACATCAGATGAAGATAAAGCCAGGCAAATAGCTGGAGATAATTTCTTCCGACAATAAACTTCAAAAAAGCGGCTTCGGTCGCTTTTTTCATTTGAAGTTTGTCCTTTCGTTGCCTGCCGCCTGGAGTTATGTTTGAAATAAAAAACCTATGGACGAATACTTATCATTCCCAAATCTTGTAAAAGGTATATGGGAAATCCTCTGTGGAATGCTTGGCACAATTATCGGCTACTTTTTGCCAATTAAAGACATGGTTAATTTTATTGTTTTGCTTTTTGTTATCGATGTTTTTCTTGGTTATCTCGCAGCCCGTAAGTTGCGAGGCGAAAAGTTCAGTACACGCATTGTCTGGCGCACCACAATGCCACGTATGTTAATTTCTGTACTTCTTATCATTATCGCTTACATGTGGGACGATGTTTTTCAGCAAACACTTTTGCAGACTTACAACATGGTTGGTTGGTTTATCGCCGGAATTCTAATTTTCTCAATCGGTAAAAATGGCTATAAAATCACCTCATGGAGGGGATTTTTAGGACTAGAAAATCTGTTTAAAAAGAAAATTGAAGAAGAAACAGGCGCTGAATTATAACTAAAAACTCACATCGACAACAGAATGAAAAATCTACTCTTTTTAATCCTGGCATTTTTTCTTCTGATTTCTGCCACTCCCACCCGTGTGCGCGTAGCGGACCGGGCCGAATATCAAAAGTATCTGAAATGGTGCAACGAGATAGTCCCAACCACGGCCATACAGGATGGAAAGCTTAAAGTAATGTTGGTAAACGGACAATATACCGACAGTCCGGGAAACTTTAAGCCCATTGAACCACGGACAGTTTATTGGTATCCGATTGGTACTAAACGGGTGATTTGTGAAAAAAACGAGGTATTGATATGGCGCCATCAAACCGTTTGGAAAAAAAGGCGCGTTTCTTCGGTTAGAGATTTCTACGAATGGTGGCTCCCCCTATATGTGCAAGGTAGCGATAGATAAGGCCGGGCGTGAATGGATTTACGACCGCGACGAAACCCGTAATGATGGCACACACTTCAACTGGATAGAGCTACCGCCGGGAACAATTAAAAAGCTGATTGGCCGGAAATTGAGAAAAAGTGAACTGCCGGTTGAACTGAAAAAAAATGACAATTAGACTATTTACAATTTACCGTCATTGCGACCGCGAGGAACGTGGCGGGAAGCAATCCCTTGTTAAATAGTAAATGGTAAATAATTAAATAGTAAATACATACAAGATGGCTGATTTTACTCAAGCATTCGACCTGATGATCGCCCACGAAGGTGGTTATGTCAACGACCCCGACGATCCGGGAGGCGAAACCTACAAAGGTGTGGCCCGCAAAATCTTCAGTAAGTGGGACGGCTGGCAGACAATTGATATGCTGAAACGCCAACCAGCTTTTCCGGCGAATCTGGACAAGGATCCCGAAATTCAGGAAGCCGTTTCCGATTTCTACCGTGTGAACTTCTGGGACCGGATTAAAGGCGATGATATTGAAAATCAGAAAATCGCTGAATCGATCTTCGATTTTGCTGTAAATGCCGGAGTTGGAACCAGCGCCATCTTGTCGCAAATGGTTTCAGGCAGTAAACCCGATGGTGTGATTGGCCCTAATTCGGTCGAGGCCATTAACCAGGTACAGGCAGATCACTTTTTGGCATCTTTTACCGTTGCCAAAATTGCCCGCTATGTTACAATCGTAAAAAAACGACCTTCCAGCCGGAAATATTTTTATGGTTGGATATTGAGAGCGCTTGGGGAATAATTGTCAATCGTAAATAATAAAATTGTAAATATTCAAATCATGGGATTCATTTCTGAATTATTAGCGGGTGGCGCAGACAAAATCATTTCTTCAGTGGGCAATGTCCTGGATAACGTGATTTCCACCAAAGAGGAAAAAATGCAGCTCGAAAATGAAATTGCCAAGGCCGAGATGCAGTTTCAGCTTGAGCTGCGAAAATTATCCATCGACGAACGACGGATGATGATTGAAGATACTGCCAGTGCCCGTAATCGCGAAATTCAGATTCAGACCAGCGAACAGGCCACCAAACTGGCAAAGAATGTTTCTCCTCTCTTGGCTCTTGGTACGGTTGTAATTGTATTGGCGCTGTTCTATGTCCTGGTATTTTCGCCCAGCACAGTAAAAGGCGACAGCAAAGATATTGTCATGTACATTCTGGGAGTATTAAGCGCAGTGTTGACACAGATTTACAGCTATTACTTTGGCTCCAGTGCGGGAAGCCAGGCAAAGGACCGAACAATATCGGGAATGAAAGGGCCTGAATAACTTGTCCTTTCTCCTGCAGGGAAAATTCGGAAAATTTGATTTTCAATTTATTCATAACCAAAAATTCATCCAAATGAAAAGTCTTATTGTAGCTTTTATTTTCGCGATCGGGTTAATGGTGGCACTCCCTTCGACAAGCTCAGGGAGCGAATCACCACCTGGTCAGGTATCGTTCGTTATTGAACAAATTGCCATTGCTCCGGTAATTACATTCGTTCAGGTTGCAACTATTGAAGAAGTCGTTGTTTTTGAACTGGCGGGAATCAAATCTCCTGGTTATTGTCTGCCTGAAGGTATAGTTCAAAAAGCTCCTGATTTTTGCGGCTGGTATTCATTAAATTATCGAACATGCTTGTCTAATAGTAAGGTTCGAAATCAAAACAAACTACTTGCAAAAAATATTCAGACACCTGGTCCTATAAAGATCAGAGCTGACACATCGGGTTGGGTTAGTTAGATTATTGGTTAATGTTTTCATTTTACCTCCGGTTCACATGCTGAACTGGAGGTTTTTGATTTAGAGCGGGGGCATCTTCAACTTTATCTCAAGGTTTTCATACAAACCCATGCTTTTTAAATAATTGTCAGTTTCAGCAATGGAATGATGTCGGCACTGGAGCTGGATCCGCTTCAGATCAACACCAGCTTTATATGCTCTCACAACTCCGGTATGTTTCCAGGAATAAAGTGTATGGTCGGTTGAAAAATTATGCTTCTCCAAAAACTTACGGTGCCGGTCGTTCATCCTGTTTTTTGAAATACATCCCGATTTTTGACCAGGAAAAAGATATTCTCCTGAAGATTTAAATTGCACCAGGTTAATTATCGAATCGATCAGTGAATCGGGGATCGTTACGAACTCACTTTTATTGTTCTTCGAAACAGAGGCATCCACATAAATCATACGATTAGCAAGCCTGATATCAGACACTTTTAACTGACGGACCTCATTTGGCCGAATGAATGTATTATAGATGATCTGAATAAAACTCCAAAGTTCTGGATCGGCCACCGAAATTTCATTCTTAAGAAGTTCAATTTCTGAATCATTATAAGCCAGGTTTCTGAGGCTTCGTTCTTCCTTTTGTTTTTCGAGTTCTGAAAATGGATTGACTGAAATTATTTCACGCTTTTTAAGAATACTCCAGAGCCGTTTGATGTAACTGATATCAGAATTGATTGTACTGCCCTTAATCCCGCAGCTTAACCGCCAATCAATATACTGATAGGCGTCCTTTCTCCTGAATTTATCAAGTTGAATACTATCCAATCCATTCTTTTCAGCCCACTCAATAAAAATATTCGTTGTAGAAGAGTAGGAGTTATATGAATTGCCTTTAAGTCCTGAAATTTTCAGGGCGTATTCCATTCCTTTCCGGATCGTCAAATCAATTGACTTTTCTTCAACCTTATTGCTGACATGATAACCATCTTCAAGCAACTGATTGATCGCTTTGATCCGTGCTTTAGCGTAAGCCCTGCGGATGCGGATCGTGTCCGCTTCGTCTTTTCCAATCTCCTTATTAATGGCATAATCCCAACGGCGAATTGTCTTTTTCTCGACATCGCTCCAAACCCAGAACTGGATATACCACCGGCTGGTTAGATTGCCTTTTCGGTCATTTAACAATGCTTCTTTGTAGGGTAATTTTTCTGTCTGTGTCATCATTTTTATCAGTTTTAATTGATTGAAAAGAGGCACCGAACAGAACACAACTGTGTCAACAGGTGTGTCAAGGTATAAAACAAGAATCCCAATTAACTGAAAAACAATTAATTGGGTTAGTATGAGGGTGGATGATGGGATTTGAATTTTTTCAATTTTTTCATTTATAAAGTGCTGGATATCAGTCCAACACTTTCTTATTTCGCGCAATATCACTGTGTCATTCTGTGTCATTCTGAGTATCAGTATTATAAGGGTCAATTTTGTGCTTTAATAATAGAGATTTCAGATAGGCATTTTCCCGGAGTAGTGCCCTGTTTTCAACAGTAAGGTGATGTATAATTTCCTTGTTTGTTTTCTTCTCTCGAAGCGGATCCTTGGCCAAACGATGAAAATCCATTCGCGGATCTTCATCGACTTTCACTAATGCATCTGATTTCTCATTCTCTGGAGGATAAGTGACAGGATCGTTTGTGTAGAAATAAGATGGATCAACTCCTAATAACTTTGCCAATGGAATGGCATAATCCATGTTTAGGCCTTTAATTTTACCCTTCTCAATTTGAGAACACCAACCTCTTTGTTTGCCAATAGCAAGGCTTAAATCTTCTTGTACAAGATTATTTTTCTCGCGTAACACCTTGATTTTCTCGCCTAAATTCATTTTTTTCAAGATTGTAGCAAAATACACTACGAAAAATTTGTTTTTGTGTAGTATTATGCACTACATTTGTAAAGATTTATTTACAACCCGTAAACTATAAACGACAAATGTACCCAAAAGTTTCAAAAAAGTATAGAGTGAAGGAATTGCTCAACAACCTACCGGCAACCGATAGGGATGTGGCTATGAAGCAGCTTCCCGAATATCTTGAAGTAAGCCGCCAAACATTCAGTAAAATCCTGAATGTTAGCGTTGATGATGATTATGAACCTGCTGCAGGAACGCTTATTAAACTTGCCAATTTTCTGAACTGCACTACCGAAGAATTACTCGAAAATAAACCTGATTCTATTACAATTGATCAGCTTCGGGTTTTAAGCGCAACCAGTACGGCGAATGAACTTGCATTATCAAAATGAGCTTAAAACTGTAGCATTTTATATTACAAATATTGCATCACCAATAACCAATAAATACTACCCAATATGATGATTTTGAAAAACCTTGAATTTCACAGATCAGTCGAAGGAAAAGACGCTATGTACAGATCACCAGGCGAAAATCAAAGCAAAACAATTGAGTGCAATTCTCCCAATATTACTATTCCACTTCTGGCACAGATTGAAGCCCAATACCCAAAATGCCACAGACGACTAAAAGACATTTACGGTCAAAACAAACAGTTTAGATTCCTCGCAGCGCGCCGATTTGTGAAATGCAATTGTGGCGAATTCGATAGTGTTCTTGATATCGATGCCGAAGGAATTATACATACTGAACTGGTGACCTGCCCAATGCGCGGCGAATGTTTAGATGAAGGCATTATTTGTCTGCCGGAGCGCGAAACCGGCCTGACCTGCCGTGAAAAAGAAATTGCCCAACTGGTGGCCAAAGGCATGTCGAACGAAGAGATTGCCCGAAAGCTTTTTATTGGTATTGACGCGGTGAAATCACACGTTCAAAACTGCCTTCGAAAACTCAATTTACACAATAGGGCTGCACTATCCACATATATTTCAAAACTACTATAACCAACCGGAGCTTCTGCGTTCTTTCTGGCTACAACCTACAATTATGGAAGCTCCGGTTTAAAATAAAAGCAGTACTGGCCGCTGCTCCCAAACAGGCCTGCGTTCCGTGTAAACCCAATCAAGCCCCGGTTGTAGCAAGCTCCGGGGCAACCGAAAATTTTCAGAACCTATATATCGGTCAGCTTATCAAGCCTGAGATGATACGCTGATCAACCGGTTATATTGCCCGGCTAGGAGGGGTACTATAACCACGGCCATCAGGATCGGAAGCCACCCGCGAGGGATTCGGGGGCAATGGTTTCGCGGGGTGCAACTCCCCGCATGGCCACAACGCGAGGTAGAGCAGCGGTAGCTCGTTGGGCTCATAACCCAAAGGTCGCAGGTTCAAATCCTGCCCTCGCCACACGGTGAATGAAGCAAACTGGAGTAGAATCCTGATCGGTGCTCCGGGGCTTCACCTTTAATTTTAACGAACTAAAACTAAAAGTATGTATGTCGAATTAACAACCATCGTTCCGAAAAAGTTTTCCATTCAGGATCTGACCATCGAGGAGCTTGAAATTATCCAAAGCTCGCTGGTCACGTTCAAACAACACGCCTTGCAGGATCCCGAAGTTTTTAGGGTCCCCAGGCAGTTGATCGTTGCCATGTTTCATAAAATCGATCAGGAATTAGTAAACGCACGGTCATGAAATCAGGATTAGCAAATTTAAAAGAAGGCACCCGCCGCATAATTATTTTTGGTGGCGAAGTGAATGACTTTGGCGACAAGCTTGCCGAAGCTGCCGAGAAGGATCCTGACCTGGAGCGACAAATTACCGTCGCGGCCCTGTCGTTGCAATACACCCGGATGTCACGCGATTTCGGAGAGCAAATGATCCAAATGGTCCATAATCCTCAAAATACCTGAACCATGTTTGCAGCCGAAGCCCGTGCATATATCGAAAAGCTAATTCGTCTTCAGAAAAAAATTGAAGATAAAGGTTATCGATACATCGATCATGGAGCCGTAAAACAAGCCCGAGAACATTTGAAAAATCAGCTTGAGTTTTACCAATACGACACTGATGATAAAATGCGCCGATTCTGGGACCATCACCGAAACGAAATACGTGGTCTGATTCCAAGTGAAAGTCACCGATGCTTTAAAAAACTAATGAACGAATTTATCACACTACAAAACCAATGAAATTAACCAAAACAGATCATCACGAGCAGGCGCTCCGAATGGACAAAGAAACCCGTTACCTGGTACGCGAAGCGATGGAGGCCATGCTCTTCGGCCAGTACGGCTCAATAGAACTGCGCGACCGTGCATTGATGCTGAAACGGATGTTGGAAGATCCGGACAACGAAGACCAGCCGGCCATATTCCAGAAAACACATGGAATAATGATTACCTGCCCGGACTGTGGTGGAACCCGAAGCCGAAAGATATTCCCGGAAGACCGTAACGAAGAAGTTGAATTTCACCCCTGCCCGACCTGTAAAGGCGAAGGGCAGCTCTATCACGAAGTCATCCGTAAATCATATGTTCCGAACGAATACCACCGCCGAAAACTAGCAAAATGAAAAAGTTAATCGCTGCATTGATTATTATCCTGGCCCCGGCAGCCGACAAAAAGCAATTGAATTATAACCAAATAAAAACAACTTAAAAATCATGGAATTAACACTTAAAAAAACAACAGCTAAAAAGCTTTATCCTGAAGCACCTAAGTGGTTTCAGAAAGTACTGATTGAAACTTTTGGAGAAGATTACTTCAAAAAAAGAGATTTTACAGACATCAAAACCTTTGAGGATGCCTGCGAAGAATTGGAAATATATCCGACCGATGTATTTAATGCAAATGACTGCTCGGATGAAGTGGCCTACAAAAAACTGAAGGTTATCGCAAAGGCAATTAACCAGGGTTGGATACCCGATTGGGACAATACCAATCAGCAAAAATGGTCGCCTTGGTTTAAACTGTCTTCCGGTTTCGGTTTTTCGCGCTCGGATTACTACTACGATCACTCGGATGCGAGTGTCGGCTCTCGCCTTTGCTTCGAATCTGAGGCAAAATCAGACTATGCTGCGACTCAATTCATTGACATTTACGAACAATTCTTAACCATTAAAAAGTAAACCCATGGCCAAAAAATCAGCAAAAAACCAACCTGTATTCGATTTCAGAACAATCAAATCGTTTGAAGATGCGTGTGCGAAAGAAGGTATTGATCCAACAGCGCTGCCGGATGTATCGATGATCCCGGAAGAGTTCCGCAAACCAATCATCAACGCCTATAAGCTGATGATCATCTTCCTTGCAATTAATAACGGATGGAGACCCGATTGGAGTGACTCAGATCAATACAAATACTTCCCTTGGTATGGGGTTCTGTCTTCCGGTTTCGGTTTTTCGAGCTCGGGTTACGGCTTCGGTAGCTCGTTTACGCGTGTCGGCTCTCGCCTTTGCACCGATACTTCAGAGAAGGCCATGTACATAGCCGAACAGTTCAAGGCTGAATACCAGGAATACTTCCTCTATCCGGAGTAAAATAAAAAAGGTTGTACGCTGCGTTGCTGCTAGTTCTGTCTTCCAGTTTCAGTTTTTCGAACTCGAATTACAACTACGATAACACGAATACGAATGTCAGCTCTCACCTATGCGATACTGGCAGTGTAGACCTTGCCAACAGTGCAAAAAATAACGAATTCTTTAACGGCGCTGGTAGCCAGAGCAAAAGCGACCAATAAAAAGCAAAGGCATGAAACGGATCAATAATTTGTACGAGAAGATATATAGCATCGAAAACCTCCAGCTGGCCGATGCAATTGCCCGGAAGGGTAAGTCGAAACAGCCAGGAGTAATCGGGCACGACCGGAACCGGGAAGAAAATATTCAAAAGCTTCATGAAATGCTGAAGGATAAAACCTATCAAACATCTGAATATACTACGTTCACCATCTTTGAACCTAAAGAGCGGCTGATCTTCCGGTTGCCTTATTTTCCTGATCGAATCACCCATCACGCTGTGATGAACGTCCTTGAGCCGATTTTCGTGTCAACATTCACCGCAGATACTTACAGTTGCATCAAAGGAAAAGGCATCCATGCTGCGGCTAATGCAGTGAAACGAGCATTAAAAGATTTGGAAAATACCCAATACTGCCTGAAGCTTGATATTAAGAAGTTTTACCCGAATGTTGATCACGATATTCTAAAGCAACTGCTTCGCCGGAAATTCAAGGATAAGGACCTGCTTTGGTTGCTCGATGAGATTATTGACAGCACGGATGGACTCCCCATCGGCAATTACCTGAGCCAGTACTTTGCCAATTTTTACCTGAGTTACTTCGACCACTGGATGAAGGAAAATAGGCGTGTGAAGCATTATTTCCGCTATGCCGATGATCTTGTAATCCTTTCCAGCAGTAAGCCTTATTTACATCAATTGCTTTCTGAAATCAAAACTTACATGCAGGAAAATCTGAAACTAACTGTGAAAGGAAACTACCAGGTATTCCCGGTTGATGCGCGGGGAATTGATTTTGTTGGTTATGTTTTCCGACACACTCATACGCTGCTCCGGAAGAGCATCAAGCAGAACTTTTCCCGAATGCTTAAAAGCAGAAAAAATGCACAGTCAATCGCATCATATAACGGTTGGGCAGCGCACTGTAATAGCAAAAACCTTCTGAAAAAATTGCTCCATGAACACGTTTAGCCAGTTCAACATCAAAGTCGAAAGCCAGGCATTTGAAGGAGAGAAAATTAAAATGTCGAAGATTCTGAACAGGGAGGTTGTGGTCCATCATTTCAAAATTGAAGACTCTAAAGTATTTAAAGAGCGAGGATCCGGGAAGTGTTTGTGTTTGCAAATATCATTTGATCAACGAAAACATGTTGTTTTTACTGGATCAACTGGATTGCTTGAAGTTATTCAAAAGATTCCGGAGACCGGTTTTCCTTTTACCACCACGATAGTTGAAGAGAATGAGAGATACCTATTTACTTAAAAAATTTCAAAATAATGAGCTACGGAAAATGTAAAATATGCGGATGTACCGACAATAATGCATGTGTACATCCTGATTTTGGATCGTGTTGGTGGATGGATGACAGCCACGAACTGTGCAGCCATTGTGTTGAGTTACCCGATGATTCAGCCGTTGAACGGCCAAGTGACCGGATTAAACCTGAAACCATTTGATCCATGAAAATCTACTACAAAAACCGACTTATTAAGCGCGTTAAGGAAAAATATCAGGTGATAAAGAACATCACCGATTATCTGGAGGACTTTGAACACATAAGGCCAATAAAAGCCGAGATCAGATATTTAGATCAGGCGTTATTTGAGGAGCAAATATCATGGCTTACTTTAAAATTTAAATATAACGAGCCGCTTGTATATGAGCAGATACAGCAGGCAAAACCGGTTAAAGCCTACCGGGTAACTACCAGCGACGGTCAGATATACTATTCGTTAGAATTCAGTAACGGCCTTTCGGTTCGTTGTCCGGAACAAATCTTTCGCATTGCACCGGTAAAGATGAAACTGAAGCAAACCAATTCACTATCCAGGCAGATAGCCCCACCATCAGTTGAACAATTAAGACTTTTCGGATAATGATCGAACACGGAATACCCAAACACGACTATTTTGCGATAGCACAGCCGATATCGGTAGCTCACCCAACTATTGACGTGCTGAAACCGGACTACGTTAAACCCATTCTCGACTTTCAGGATCCGAACTCCAAAGTGAAATTTCAGGCCGAGCTTCAGGATACCTGGACGGTGTCTTCGGCTGAATTAGAATTTATGAATTCGTTATGCCTGCTCACCTATGGCATTGAAGCAAAAAAACTCCTGAAGGTTCTCGAAAAGCGATATCCTGAAATCGTTCAAACCAAAAAAGTACGGTTCCTGCTCCTGAAGAAAATCTAAAAAATTACCTTGCTCAACCACCACACTGATGAAATATATTGAATCTGACAAGATCTTAGAGGCTACCAGTCACGGACTGGATGTCTTCAGTCATTACTTCCCTGGAGAAGATTTAACCAATCCCAAACACAAGTTTAAGGAACGTAAAGACGAAAAATCAGCTTCGGCCCAGCTCGCACTATTTAAAGGACAATGGCGGATCACCGACTTTGGCAACCAATCGGTAATCAACAGCCTGAACTGCATTGCATACGTGATGTACCGCGAATCGCTGATGTATATCGATGCCCTGCGCTTCATCGAGGAAGTGATTGTTCGGCACGAAATCGAGAGCTCCGGGTTCAAAAAGCCAATTTATCAGGCTGAATACTCCTGGAGAGAAGTTGAAGCGACCGACAAAAAAGGGGAGTATGCTTTTGTTTATAAAGCCCATGCTTCGGATAAGGATCTGGCCGCAATTGGCCGTTACGTTACCGCTGAATTGATCGAAGATTTTAAAATAAAGTCGGTTGAATCGTATTCGCTTTGTTCTTATTCTGATAAATATAAACGTGATATCGTCCACAATTTCAAGTCAACCGACGAATACCCGATTTTTGCGCTCGATGGCAGCGCCTTCAAAAAGATATACAAACCGCACGAACCGGATAAAAAATACCGTTTCAGCTATGCCGGAAAGAAACCCAGCAATTACATTTTTGGCCTCGACCGGCTGAAGCGTGTAGAGAATGAATTTGTTGATGAAAAAGGCGAATACAACTACAAAGGATCGGAATACAAAACCCCGCACATTAAGGACCTGATCCGTTGTTCCGGTGAATCGGACGCGCTGAACCTGGCATCTATCGGATATCATGTTTACTGGCTTAATTCGGAATCGGCCAACCTCGATAAAGATGATTTCACAGAACTGGATGATATGTGCGAGAATCATTACCAGTTGATGGATCTGGACGATACCGGCAAACGCATGGCCATGGAATTCGCGCATAAACACATGAACCTTTACACCATCCAGCTTCCGGAGTGGCTGAAGCTGAAAAAAGACTGGCGGGGAAACCCGTGCAAGGATGTGAAGGATTTCATTAACATTGCCGGAGCCGATCAGGACGAAACGATGCACCAGTTTGGGGTATTGAAACGCCGGTCGTTCCAGATGAAATTCTGGCAAAAGAAGATCGAGGAAACCAAAGGCGTGAAAGTGGTGAACTATAACCTGAACCTGGAGAACTATTATTATTTTCTGGAATCGAACGGGTTTTATGTGACCGACTCGAAATACCACCGTAAAGCCGGTTACTGCTACGCTAAAATTGACGGAAAGACGGTGGAGCTGATCAACCCGGAACAAATTAAGAAGATCATCAAGCGTTTCACGAAGAACTGGATCCGGAGCAAGAACCTGCTCGATGAAGTGGCCATCCTGAATAAAATTAACTCGAGCAACCAGATCAGCGAAAACAACCTGCAGGAATTGCGCGAAATTGAACTGGAGTTCCGCAACCATAAAAAAGGATTGGAATGGCTGCATTTCAAGAACGGATCGCTCCGGATCACTCAGGATAAAATTGAGAAGGTGAAACACGATGAAGTCCCGAATTTTATCCTGGGAAAACTGGATGTGAACGATACCATCATTTCGCACCAGGTTGACCAAAACATAAGGGTAGAGGAGAAACCTGCGATAGAAATTTTACCAACCGCAAAGTATGGCGCTTTACTTGACCGACTGAAGAATGCCCGAACCACCGAAGATCGCGAAAACATTAACGTAGAGCTGGCCAACTTCCCGGAGTTGGACCGATATCAGGTAACAATCAATGACGAAGAATTTATTTGGGTCCGCTTTCTGAAGGACCTGGCACATATTCACTGGCGCAAAGAGCTGGAAGATAAAGAAAAACTTAATGAGGAGGAGAAAAAGGAGCAGGATTTGCTGCTGGCGAACATCATGTTCGTGTCAGGTTACATCACGGCCCAATATAAGAACCCCGGAAAGCCGTGGCTGGCTTTCCTTCAGGACATCAAAATATCAGCCATTGGCCAGTCGGCAGGCCGCTCCGGAAAATCGCTCCTGACCGTGGCCATGAGCAAAATACGGCCTTCGTTTTACATCGGTGGCCGCCGAAAGGATATCACCGAAAAAACCGAGTTTATTTACGACGGTTACACCCGGTTCCACAACTTTATTGAGGTTGACGATTTGTACGAATGGGCCGAGTTCAATTTTTTTTACACCCAGGTAACCGGTAAGCGCGAAGTAAACTCCAAGCATATTTCGAAACAGATATTGGATTACGACGAGTCGGGAAAAATGATTATCAGCTCAAATTTTGAACTTCCGAACACCGACAGCTCTACCATTGCCCGGATACTGAACACCGCCGTATCTGATTATTACCACGAAAAAACCAAGTATAACGATTACCGCGAAAACCGCTCGCCATTGTCGAAATATGGCCGGATGCTGTTTGATGAATTCACCGAAGAGGAGTGGAACAAGTTTTACAATTTCATGGCCTACTGCATCCAACTGCAGATGCGCTTTTTCAAGATTCAGCCGCCAATGGCCAACCTCGAAAAACGGCAATTGCGCCGGTTGATGATCAAAGGGGTATCGAAAGACGAAGAATTCTTCAGATGGGCAAATACATACTTCTGTATTCCTCCTGATCCACGACCGGCCATCAGCCCCGAAGAGCATGGCTATTTCAACGTGATGATGATCCGCGAAACGGCATTTAAGCAATTTCGCGAAAGCCTGACCGACCTGCAGGGCAAAAAATACAAGTCGGGTCAATTTAAGCAATCGTTGGAAGCCTGGTGCGAATATTACGGTTACGAGCTTAACCCGATGCCGTTGTGTACCGGCAAAAATGCTGCTGAAGAGCGTCGAATACTCAAAACAATAGATAACAAAACAACAGAGTGTTTTTATATCTCAACTACACCGCTCCAGGTTGGCGCCGATGAACTCACGCCCGACGAAGAGGAAAAATTACCATTCTAAACGAGTTAATTATGCGCAATAGAACTTCAAAAGGGATAAAAGTTATCTGGACTCAGGAAATGATTGATACGCTGAAGAATAAATTTCCGATTGAGTATAATAAGTATCTCGCCATTTCACTTGGCGTAAGTATCCGCACATTAATAAGAAAGGCCAGGGAACTGAAAATTGATAAAGAACCTGGATTCCTTGAAATAAGACGAGGCGAGATTTCACGTCTGGCTAGCGCATTTCGGCCACCAAATCCAACCAAAGGATTGAAAGGCTGGAGCGTACCCAATAGCGAAGCATCAAGGTTTAAACCGGGCAATATTTCACCAATGGCTGTAAGTTGGGTGGTGAGAGATAAAGTGCGTAAATCGAGGTTAAAAACCATTGAAGCTGAACGATACAGGATCAGGGAGGGATTAGATACGATAACCAAGTTAAAATTAAAAATATGAAATCAACATGTTCATGCTGCGGAAAGCCGCTGGAAGATCCTTTTTCAGTTTCCATAGGAATTGGCCCGGTTTGCCGGGTAGCAAAAAAACTGAAAGAACTGGCCGATAAATCTGGCAACCTGTTTGCCAATCGTGCTGAGTATGAATATGGCATTCAGGGTGAAGTAATCTGGATTACAGACGAATTGGGAATGAAGTCGGTAACCAATGATATGGGCAGCATTCTGGCCGATATCATCCGGGAAGAAAAGATTGATCTGTGCCGGTACAAAATTATGTACTGCGATTCTCAAGGCGTTTGGGATGGTGTTCGGATTGGCCCATCCGGGAACGTCCAGTTCTTGCCGATCGGAGAAGTGAAGTTGCACCATGCCAAACAGAAATTAATTGAAATGACATTTTAATATGATCGTTAAATTTCATGTACTCCAGCGCGATGATGAGACCGGCGAAACCCGGCACTGGCCAATTTTTACCCAGGAATGGGGTTTAATCATGGTTGGTCAGCAAATAACCTTTGCAGGGGTTCGTTACCAGATTTATGAAACTGAGTGGCTGGATATGAAAGAAGGGGTGTTAAAGGTCGTTTGTTTAGAGATACCGGGGCCAGTGGAATAACGGATTTGATAATTTACTTAATATCAAAAATATGGATGAAAAGATAAACCAGGTTGCTGGATTAATTTGTGCAACAAAGTTGACATTTGAACAAACCGTTGAATTACTACGAGATTTAATGGAAACACCGGAATTTAAAAAACAGTTTAGAGCAACTATTTTCGACGAAAAAATCCTGATTACAACACAAAACAACAACAAAGAGGCATTTGAGGCCAAAATTAAAGCCAAACACGAAATAAAAATAGGATGGCACGACTGGATTGAAACAGAAGAAAATTCATTGAATTATTATGAGTGTTGTGGAATTTTATTGCTTTTTGGTGTCAATCCGCCTGAATATAAGGAGTTGTTCACTTTGTTAGCCTGACCGCTAACGAAGGGATATACGCAGTTTGACACAGGAGAATTGACGTATATCCCACGATTAGCGAATTCGGAGCGACACACCAACACATTTTATAATCCTGATCGGAAAACGGTCAGGATTTTGTGTTTTATGCCACCCTGAAGCGCTTGGTTTGTTCCCGCAGGTAGTATTCAATAGCACGCCGAAGGACATATAACTAAAAATTTAGTTGGTTTTTGCCCTGCCGTTCCCTTCCCTTTAACCCTAATTTTTAATATATATTTGTAATCTGTAATTTTATATATATTATTCGAAGAATCAACAAGATACAGGATTACAAAAAAATTACAAACTCAATTTTTGTTTGTAATTTTTAAAATGAGAAGGACAGGCAAGTGGCATCTAAGAGCAAAAATTACAAAAATTACAAATAAAACAGTGTTTTGTAATTGCTGATAATCAGAGCATTACAAAACAGTATCAAATAGGTTTGTAATTTGTAATTAACTTATTATTAGTACTTTATACCATGCAAAATACCTAAATTACAAATTTTTTCTGTTTTTAGCGAAAAAAATAGGGGTATGGTTTTTTTGCTGTTTCTTTTAACAAAATAAATAGTAGATTTGAAACAGCTTTAATCACCGGTTTAAAAAAGTAAATTTTAACCCGTGACACTATAAGCTATGCTCAAAAATGTAAACCTCCAGACCAAACCCAAAATTACCATTTCAATTTCTGAAGTACTCGAAGCCTGGTGCCGTTATGTATTCGATACTCCCATCAGTCAGAAAGAAATTATCCTCCGCAGAACTCATGCAATTGGAAAACTGATTTATTCCAAAGTTTCAGTTTCGTATGTTCCGGTAAAGAAGTCCTGTCTCGATCGCCAGGTAACTATTATTTTGCCGGTACACAACACGAACCATCATGCTTTAAAAAATCATTTTTTGCACATCGACAATTTTGCCCAGGAACAAATTCAGGATGGACTGGATTATGAGTTCAGAAAATGGATACAGCAGCGGTTTGAACGTGGATATGAAAAGGGTTTCGATCAGAAGCAAATTATTGAAGCTATCCTCCGCGGATTAAACCTCCGGAATAATGCAGCGAATTTTGATGCAATCAAAAAAAATGATTACCGAAACAGGCGCAGATCAGAGGAAAAACGGTTTAAAGAGCTTCTAACGCTCTGTATATGTGAGTAATATAAAATAAGTTAATTATTTTGACCGAAAACAGTTGTAAAAACTATTAAACGAATGACAGTTATGGCAAATAGCAAAGTAATTACAAAGCTCGAATATCGGTTTAAAGGAGTGGTCGATTTTATAGAAATGTCATTTACTAACTACCCTGATCCGATCTCCAGGACATCAGAAAATACAAAAGCAGGAATCATCTTCACAGATATATTAACATTTAAAACTCCAAAGTGTACCGATGAAACCGATTCGCTACTAAAATCGTTGGCTTCGCATCTCACAATATGGCAGGTAAGCTATTCGGATGATACGGTTGATGCTATCGGAACCGACGAACTTCCGGCCCGATTAAAATTCGTTAGGATGAACGGTGGCCAACCTGGTAATTACAACGGATACGAAATAAGCGTTCAGGCTAAAAGCGTTTGATAAAACGTTTGTTTAGTAATTACACGTCCTTTTTAACAGGTGCTAACCTGATTAAAATTGGATATGATTAATTACGCACTCATAAAATCAATTCTTTCCGAAGCCTGGGCCATCGACGAACAGTCGATTGAAATGATGATGCCAATGATTGACGGGTTGTTTAATCCTAATATGGCATTTGAACCCGGAAAACCAAACTTACCTGAAGCCCGGGTAAGTTCTTCTAATTCATCCGGAAGCTCCAGAAATGTAAATGTGATTACTATTTCAGGCAGTTTAACCAAAGATGACCAGTTTTGTGGCCCGGCCGGTATGGCAACTATTGGAAACTGGATCCTCGAGGCTGATGCCTCAGAAAATGTTGATTCGATTGTTTTACGAATCGATTCGCCAGGAGGAACAGTGGCCGGAACTGAGGAATTGGGAAACATCATTAAGAACACAAAAAAACCAATCGTAGCTTTTATTGAAGATCTTGGATGTAGTGCAGCCTATTGGCTTGCATGTAACGCTGATGAGATTATTGCCAATAATACAACTGCCATAGTTGGCAGCATTGGAGTATTAGTGTCGTTTGCCGATGTTCAACCGATGTGGGAAGCCAAAGGCGTGAAATTTCACAAGGTAGCCGCTCCGCAGAGTGAAGAAAAAACCAGCATGTTCGACAAGCTAAAGGCCGGTGATTATGCGCAGTACAAAAATGAGGTGCTGAAACCATTGGCAGAAAAGTTTATTGGTGTGGTTACCGCAAACCGTCCGGGACTGGATGAGAAAAAATACTGCACCGGTCGGACCTTCTTTGCCAAAGATGTAGTTGGTGATTTGATTGATTCCATTGGATCACTCGACCAAGCCATTCAAACCGCCGCAAATTTATCCGTTAAATCACCTTCCGGATCTCCTGAAGGTAAAATAGAGCAAACAAAGTTTTTTATCATGAAATATCCAAAACTGGCGAAAGCCGCAGGTGTAGAGTCGTTCGAAGCAATTGACGACACCATTGACTTAACGGCTGAAATGGCCGAAGCTGTTGAAACTGCATTAACTGCAGCCGAAACGGCAGCAACCGACCTAGCGGCTCGTACCGCAGAACTAGCAACATCTGAACAGGCTGTTGCTGATGCTAACCTTACCATCCAACAGTTAACAGCTCGCGTTACTGAGCTTGAAGCCGGACCGGGTGCAAAATCTGCTATTGCAGTTACTGAAGGTGATGCAGTGGCTGATGAACCAATCACTGATTTCCGTGGTGCATTTGCTGAAGCAAATAAATTCAAAACCAAATAATTTTTAAACGAGATGGCTATTAACATTAATGCTGAACTGATTGCAGCCGGTACCAAATACCGGAAGGAGTTACTGGCGATGCCGGTTGCTGCTTTGGCTGAACTGCTGGCCCACATGACCCTTAAAACGGGTATTCAGGGTAAGGAAGTTGGAGGCGAACTTCTTACTGATGCTGAACTTCGCCCATATCGGACGGCTAAAGATGCCACCGACAATACCTCTATCGTTCCTTACGAATGGGAAACATTTTTGGGCGATGTAGTTAAAGAGTTTGATCCGAATGCAATTTTGGGAACTCTGTACACCGAACTGACTGCCAAAAAACCAACTGAGCGCGAAATCGCAAAGAAGGTGGCCATGCGTATGGCTGAAAAAGTTGGTGAAGCTTTGTATAACAATGCTTTCAGCGCTGTTCGTAATGCTGCCGGTAATGCTACGGTTGATCTGTTCAACGGTTTCGATACCCTGACTGCTGCTGCTATTACTGCCACAACCGTATCGGCTGCAAAAGGTAACTATGTTACTTTAGTTGCAACTCCAACCACTGTTGCTAACGTTGGCGACCAACTGAAAGCCTTCTGGCGTGGTTGTGATAAGATGCTGAAACGTCAGAAAACCAAACTATTCGTTCCGGTTTCCATCCGCGAAATGTACGAAGATTGGTATCAGACTGAATTCGGAACTGCTCCTTTCAATTCAGACTTCAAGCAACGCGTGTTGGTTGGAACTGATGGTAAATGCGAAATTGTTGGATTGGACAACATGGAAGGTGGAGATTACTGGTACCTGACCGTTAAGGAAAACATGAAAATTGGTGTTGACCAGGAATCTGACAAGGAAAATGTAAGGATCCGCGAATGCGATAACCCAAAAATGGTTCAGTTCTTCATGATGGCCTATTTTGGTGTTGGTTTCGATACTCTTAACAAAGAGTTCCTCAAAGTAGCTAAATACACTGTTTAATCGAAAGGAACTGAATTATGGCTGGAATTTTTGAAAGTTTACCATGGGCCGACGGGAAAATAAACCCGTCGGGCATCAAAACCGAAGTCTTTTTTATCCCTAAAACCGATATCGCCACATTCCCGGCAATGACAGCTACGCCTACAACGGCTGCTGCCAATGTTAGCCTGGATGGTGATTTCGTGTTGGTAGTTGGTAAAACTTGGAAACGGTTATACTCTACCCAGGGCAAAGGGAAAGTTGATTTTGAACCGATTGGTGAAAAAGACTGCAAAATGTTCACAGTGAAAGGAAGCTTCAGCTTTCCGGATCTGGACAATGCTTCTAAAAACCTCGCAAAAAGCGCTGTTAATGCCAACGTAATTTACGTGGTTTGCCTTCCTCACGAATCTGAAAAGAGGTATGTGGTAATTGGTGACAATTATTACGATGTAACAACCAATGTTAAAGGTTCGAGCGGCGATGCTCCCGGATCGGCCAAAGGTGTAACCATCGAAGTTGAAGCTCCTGCAACCACTCCACTGCCAAACTACACCGGAGACATTGTACTCTCTGATGGTACGCTTGATTGTGCAACCGGAATTTTTACCGCTACTCCGTAATTGCACCTAAAATAATTTAATAAGCCGGAACGTATATTCCGGCTTATTTTTTCACTGTATAAATTCACGATCATGAATGAAATAAAAATTTGGCTCGAATCGGAAGAAAAGAACTTCGATCAGGGTTATCAATTGCTTGCAAAGGTTTTTAAAAATCAATCGATACTCCATTACCTGCAGCGCAAACGCGACCAGGCTAAGCTTGAGTATGAATTGTCGAAGTTGGTGCCTTCGGCTTCGACTGCTTCGCGCTCAGCCGACGAAGCTTCGATCAATGCTCCGGTCCCTGAGCTTGTCGAAGGGCAAACCATCATTGAAAAGCATGATACAAAGCTTAAGATTGTACAGAGCGGACAGATCAACTATGACCAGCTTCCTGAAGCCCTGAAACCGATTTACGACAATACCATTTCGAAATACAAGGAAATGCGTTCGGTACACGAAAAAATGAAACTGGCAACCAGCGACGAACAACGTGCCGAATTACGCAAAACCCTTGATGAACTGGATACTGAAATTGAATCGGGTTGGGTAGTTATCAATACCTGGACAAAAACGGGGAAATTACCGGCTTCGACAGACTCAGCCGCCGGTGCTTTGAATATAGATTACAAATCGGTGAATGCTGCCCGTACCTATGTTTCCCGCGCAATCAAAACCGCTGAAACGGCTACTGGTAAGAAGTTAGAGAAACTGATCCCTGAATTACAGATTAAGGTTGATATTTTGGTTGCTGCTGCAGCTGAAATTAAACCCGAAACCTGGGAAAAACTTTTAACCTTAGGAATTAAAGCTCCGGTAGCTCCTGCAGCTAATACAGAAGAGGTCGAAGCTCCCGAAATCCCTGCAACTGATCCCGAAGATGTCAAAAAACCAGAAGCTCCGGTGGCTGAATAACGGAACTGCTCCGTTCCTCTCGAAAGAAATACAGTCGCATGATGTTTTTGATTTTATGCTGAATGAATTGGAAAGAGCTGATACGGTTGTTGTCAGCTCTTTTGCTATTACAGAGGCTTACATCCGCAGGCTCATCAAAAACAGTAACCGTATTGGGTCGATAACCTTATTTCTCGATGTTACTATTGGTACCCGAAATCCCAGGCTCACGGCTTATGCCTCGATGAATGTAAGTGAACTTTATTTACTAAACAATCACAGCAAAACCATTTACATGTCGGGATCCGGAAAAGAGTTATTGGCAGTGATGTCGAACAATGCAACAAACAATCACCGGTACGAAAGTGGGATTGTCTTTTCAGATCAGGAAATAATCAGGCAATTTGTACATCAATATGAGACAATGAAAGCTGAAAGTTGCGACTATGACAATCCTGGATGAAAATCAAATGAAGTTGCTGGGTGAATATGCCTCGCTGCTGTTTACCATCGATGAGATAGCCATATTGCTTAAGGTTGATCCGGTATCACTCAGGCGCGATATCAGGCACGGCAAAAATATGGTTGCTGAAGCATATTTTCAGGGTAAATTGGGAACCATGTTGGCCGTGAGAAAAAACATTATTCAGTTTGCCAAAAAGGGAAGCCCACAGGCTGAAACTTTTATGAAAGACTACCTGGAGCAACAAAACAACAACGAATAACATGGGCCGAAAAAACAATCTCGATAAGTTCCACGATGTTCTTTTCAAAGATTTTGATGAAATGGAACATTTGCTTCCGGTTGAACAACTGCAACTAAAGCGTTACCGTGCCGCCTTCAACATGAGCCTTGAAAATCCTTCGACCACTGATGTTAAGATCCGGGATTTCCTGATGTCGGAATTTGGCATATCAGAGGCTCAAGCTTACCGGGACATTGGTAATATCCGCGTTTTATTGGGTAACATGCAGAATTCAGGCAAGCAATGGATCCGTTACCTGGTGAATGAAACCTTGAAAGAAGCCATTGACAAATGTCGGACCGCTAAAAAATGGAAAGAAGTAATTCTGGCAGCGGCAACCCTGGCCAAATACAACATGCTCGATAAAGAAACGGCAGAGCAGCTTCCATGGGAAGAAATTAAACCGCAGGATATTGAACCTACCAGTGATCCGACCGGAATAATTAAGGTTAAAAAACTGGAAAATAAGGAAGCCGTCATACAGAAGCTGAAGGATAAGTATCTGAACGACATTGAGGATATTGGATACGAAGACATTAAAGAAGATGGAAGCTAAACGAGTTTACTATACCGATCCGCAGATAGAATTCCGTTACACGGCTGCCCATACCAGTGTAGTTGTTGCCGGGCGTAGGTTTGGTAAAACGCATGGGATAGCCGCTCCCTGGTTACTTCGAAATGTGCAGCACATGCCCCGTTCATCAGGAGCAATAGTTGGCGCTACGTTTCAACAATTGCTTACCCGGACATTGCCAGGCACACTTCAGGCTTTGGAAGATCTGGGATTTAAGCGGAATATTCATTATTTCATTAACCGGAAACCAGATCCATCAGCCGGATTTGCAAAGCCTGTAAGAGAGCCTGTGAGCTACGAGCATGTGATGAGCTGGTATAATGGCTCAGTTGACTATTTGATTAGTCAGGATGTGCCCGGATCAACCAATTCGATGACATTGCAGTATTTCATGGGCGACGAATCAAAATATCTCAACTTCGATAAACTGAAGGATGAGACATTTCCGGCGAATGGAGGTTTTAAAGGTGATTGGGCAGCTTGTCCGTGGCTGAATTCAATGCTATTCATGAGCGATATGCCAACCACAAAAAAAGGATCCTGGTTCCTGAATTATGCCGATAAAATGGATGAAGAGGTCATTGATTCAATCCACTGGCTGATTAATGAGATATGGCGACTAAAGCAAATGCCGGAAACAACCTACACCATTAAGAAACTGAGCGAACACCGCCGAAGCCTGGCACAGCTCCGATCTGTTGCCGTTTATTACCGGGAATGGTCCTCGATTGAAAATATTGAGCTGTTAGGTCAAAAATACATTGCTCAAATGAAGCGGGATCTTCCGCCATTGGTATTCCAGACCTCCATTTTATGTGTTCGTCCTGGAAAGCTAAAAGACGGCTTTTATCCGGCCTTGAGCGAAAAAGTACATTACTATTCGGCTTTTGATAATTCGTACCTCCAGAACCTAGATTATAACCTAACCAAAGCCGCTGAACAGGATTGCCGTCAGGATGCCGATGTTGATTTGGATAAACCGATTTGTGTTGCATTTGACTACAATGCAAATATCAACTGGTTAGTGGCCGGTCAGCCTTCAGGCATGAAACTGAGGGTAATCAAATCGTTTTACGTGAAATATCAGCGTAAATTGCGCGAATTGGTTGATGATTTTTGCCATTACTATCGTTTGCATCATTCCAGGGAAGTTGTTTATTATTTCGATAATACGGCACTGGGGAGTAATTATGCAGTATCTGATGAAGACTTTGCAACTGTGATCTGTAATCAGTTCGAAAAGAATGGATGGAGAGTGTCCAGGGCTCACATTGGCAATCCACTGAAGCATCATGAAAAGTACCTGATGCTTGACCAGGCATTTAAAGGACAGAAGTATTTATTGCCGATGATCAACCAGCCAAACAATGAAGCATTGACATTAGGTCTGCAACATGCGGGGGTTAAGGTTGGAGCACATGGATTTCAGAAAGATAAATCAGGGGAAAAGAATGCAGAAACTGAGGAAGATTTGCTGGAACATCGTACTGATGGTACTGATGGATTTGATACATTGCTGATAGGTTGCTTCCTTTATCCAATGGTAAGCGTAATCACAAAAGGTGGGATGGGTTACTTCTGATCTATGCTATTGCGCTCGATGTATTGCTTTTCTGTTATCTTACCTGATATCAGGGCAACAGCATCAGCCCTATTCCATTTAATTACCTGCTCGCTTAGTTTGATCTCTATTGGATCCAGTTGAGTTTTATCTACCATTGCCAACCCTAATGCGATTGTTTCAGTAAGTTGATCTACTTTAAACCTAAAGATGATAGCTGATTCCATTTGATGCCTTCACAATGCCAGGCACAAAAGAAACGGTGTGCCCGACCCGTTGCTAAAGCTTCTTATAAAGACGGCTTGCAATAGCCATTACAACCATTGCACGGGAGACACACCGCTATATTTGCGATGGATCAATCTCAATCAGAAGCCCACCAATCAAGGCAGACCTCCAACCGTCTTTATTTAAAACTTTAGCGCTTCAAAGGTATGAAATTTTGAATGTAATTACAGTTTCAGACTGCACACGCACGATCCACCACACGACGCGCCCTGTTTAGAATCATTCTAAATAATTTGTCATATTTCGTAATTTTTCGATCCTGTAATTACATTTTTTGCATAG